TTTGTACATTGGTTTTTCTATTATACTGATTTAATGTATCAGTTGTTATTTTAAACTTAGGAAGTTGTACTTCCTGTACCAATAATGCTAGATATTTTCTAGCCCATTCACTGGCTAGGTATTGTTGGGCATCTATGATTTTTTGATTTATAGTAAAATGAACACAGTACATGTGTCCAAATTTAGGAATATGTTGATATCTTGCGCCGCCGCCTAGATATAATCTAGTTGCGTGTTTATATGTTGTAAGACTGGGGGGTTGATCAAAAAAGTCGGCCATAACAATATTTAGTTCGTAAAAAAGCCTGGGTTTAATGCCAGGCTTAGTTTGAGTTTACATTATATTAAACCGCTGATTGGAATAATGGTCGTTCTCTCAACGATGGGTCAACTAGTGTTGCACCGGCGGCATCTGTTTGATATGCGTTATCGAAACAAATAGTCATTTCAATTTCCATCGGATCGCTCTTGCTGTAGTCATTACCACTATATTGTACACCTTGTAACCAGCATCCCTGAACTTGGAACGCTTCTAGTGTTTGTGGAGTAAACTGTCCATTTCCACCATCTAAGATTTCAATGGTCATGTAAAACTTATAATCTTGTCCGCTAAACGCACTAGATTGATTAAAGAAATCAAACTGTTGTTGTAGTTGTTGACCAACTAGCTTAGTTACGTTATTATTGATATCGTCACGAACTTTTAGTTTGATGTTGCTAAACTTATATTTTCCAGCAAGTTTAACTGTGCTGTTATATACATCTAGTTTAACTTCATCAAATTGCGGATTTGGACGATCAACCATCATAACCTGTTTGGTTAGTTCTGTAGAAAATCCAGGAGTTGCACCAAAGTTTGTTAGAGTAACGCGAAAGCGATACGCTAGTTTTGGCATCAGTAACCCTTGGTTAGAGTTGCTTTGGCCTCCTGCGGCCAAAGGTACTGTGAAATTACTTAAACTTGCTGTTGGCATTTTATGCTCCTTATCCTTTTATTATTGTCCGGTTGAACTATTGTTTGATCCTGTTGCTTTACTGCTGTAGTTACCAGATGCAATAGCACCAGTGTTCAACAATCTCAAAGGAATGTAAATGAACTCAACAGATTTAACTGGCTCAATAGCAACGTCAACCCATAGTTCATTACGATCAATTCTTGTACTTGTATTATTTGTAGTATCACATACAACTACAAAGTCGTATAATGCACGTTGAGCTACAAGTTCTAACAACAAGTTTTCAATACTTGTTTTGATTTCACTACGTGTTTGAGCATCATTAGGCTCAAACAAGAATGGTTTAGCCAATACACCTAAACGACGACGTAAGTAAGCAACTAATCTAGCAACATTGATACGATTCAATGCTGTGCTTTGTGGATCGCGTGTATACTGTCCCATAGCTGTTAAACCAGCACCTGGTAGTGTAGCAATAGGATTAACTTGTACACCTGCTAACACATTACGTAGACTTTCGTAGATGCTTGTAGGAATAAACTCACCAGTTACAGAGTCAACATAGCCGACGCTGCTTGCATTTGTAATGCCACCACGGTTTGTACCAGCTGGAGCAAACCAAGGATAAGCAACATTGTCATTGTTGATGATTGTGTGAAGCATCATGTGGCTTGGTGGAACAATAATGTTGTTACCAAGATTGTCAGTTGTACGACCGCTTGGATAGTAAACTGCTAGGTAGTTGTCATATTCTACAAGGCCAGCATCGCCATCGCTTGTGGCTAGGGCAGCATTTTTACCCCAGTTAGACAATGTAGTAGCTTCGCTAGATAAACGGAATGGTGTATCGCCAACAACTAGTGCTAGTTGACCAATATCGCTGTTTAAACTAACCATAGCTGATATCAACTCTGTATAGCCAGGAGTTGCAATCAAGTTATAGGCCAATGTATCTGTATCTCGTACACCTGTGCTAGTTGTTACTAATGCTTCTAGAGCTTTGACAACAACAGCACGTTGAGCTAAACGACCAAATGTTCCACGACCTTTATCATCGTTTGCACTGGCTGTTACCCAACGGTCTAATGAGTAGCTTGCTTGACTTTCATTGCCATTATTAGCATTTACACCGTTAGGATTAATGTAGTTTGCTACATATTTCTTAACGTTGTTGCCACTACGACGAGTATTCCATAAACGTGTTCCACGTGGATATGATAGTGCGGATACACAATCAGGATCAGCATAGTTGCTGATTAGCAAATCAGTAATACTAGTAATGTAGTTAGGAGCATCCATGCCGTTGTCTGACCAACGAGCATCAGCAAATACCCAACCATTTGGACTGTGATGATCTGTAGTATCTTGTAATACCCAGCCATTAGCACCAGTACCAGCAGCGGTATTATAAACATAGATATTATGTCCATAGCCGTCACCAGCAGATGTATCGACCCAAATATCACCGTTTACTAGTGCGCTAACACCGTTACTTTGTGTTGTTGGAGCACTTGCACTTAGCAATGGACCTGTGGCATTTGTATTTGGGAAAGCGTTTTTGTAACCAATCCAAGCACTACCGTTGTTATATAAAATGTCAACGTCGCCTTGGTAGCTATTAAACCACAATGTACCATCTGCAGGAGTTTCACCAGGAGCAGTAGGTTGTGAGCTATATGTCATTGGATACCAGTTGCTGACTGCCAATGTAAATGGTGTGTCGCCTGTTGGTGCATTATACAAGTTAGCAACAGTACCAACATTTGCAGATTTAATGCCAAGCAATGATAATGGTGTGCCAGTACCGTCTTGTAATTCAATTTCTCCACCAAGGGCGTGATTGATTGTCAAGTTATTAGTACCTGCATTCCAAGTAGCATAAACATTAACCAAGTTTGTGTTGGTATTGATTGCAGATGCAACTTGTTGTCCTAGTGGAACACTTCCGCTACCAATAACATTAACGGTTACATTACTATGCCAGGTACCAGTTGTAGTTGTTTCACGGAGTGTAAATGTTGTGTTGCCAGAGTTTGTAGTTCCGCTTGATACAGATAATGTAGTAACACCAGTATTAGCACGAATAAACAATTCAAAGTTAGCATTGTTAACATTATTAACATCTGAATCAATGAATATTGTATTTGCTGCAATATTTAAGCCGCCACCAACGCTGTCTAATGCTTGAATAGCACCTTGTCTGCTTGCGTAGATAGGAGCATTAACACTGGTCCAAGCATCTGTACTAGCATTAAAATATTTCACATCCCAGTTAGCACCATTGCTTACTGGAGTTGTACAGATCCAAACGCTGCCTGTAGCAGTGCTTGCATCAAAGTTAGGATAGTTATAGTTAGGACTGATTTGTAAAGATTTACCACTGTCGAAACCGTTTTGTACTTTTACCCAAGCGCCAGCAGTTGCAGATTTATAATATAACTGAGGAAGGCTAGGACTAGAGTTACTGGTATTGCTAGGAATAACCATAGCAAAATCACCAAGTGAGCCATAAGACTGTAATGGGAATCCACCTGAGAATTCAGCGGTGTTTGTATCGTCAATGATATCTGGGGTAACTAGTGTGAAACCACCTGCACCATAGTTAGAAGCAGTATTCCAAACATTGATGCCAAACTTGCTGTCAGCAGTATCTACCCAAATAGAACCAGCCATTGGGGTTCCTGTAGGTTGTGTGTTTGAACCTGCGATTTGACCTAGGTCGATATCAGCACGAACAACATAGGCTTGGCTTGTTGCACCAAGAACGCTGTATGCTGCTTGTAGACCGTATTCGTTGATTTCACTGGCGTTAACTGGGGTACCAGCAACTGTTTGGAAATAAGGTGTACCGAATGTATCCACTAAATCGCGTTGGCTAGTGATAACCCAGACAGTGCCTGCGTTTGATTTGGTAGTACCTTGTGCAATGCCTGTGCCGCTAGCGTTAGATTTATTTTCTGCTGTTGCTACGAAAATCAACGGAACAGTGCCAGGAGCAGCCGGAGCATAAAAACTCTGGTCTATAACTGATACGCTTACGCCTGGTGATTGTAATGATTGTGCCATCTTAAAAAACTCCTTAGTGGATTACTTTGTTTTATTTAGCACCAAATAGAAAAATTTAAGGGTTAAATACCATGTGAAAAGGGCACCAAAAAGGGCGGGTTATGCGTAAACTTTGTAAAGAATGTGGTCAAAGACCAGTGGCAATCAACTACTATAAAGAAGGAAAGCCATTCTACAGGTCTAAATGCGACCATTGTGCCAAGGGTAGGAAAAAAGAAAAGCCGCTGTGGGCCTTGGCTGGATATAAGAAAAAATCAGTTTGCGAAAAGTGTAACTACACTTCTAAACACAGCGAACAGTTTAATGTATTTTATGTAGACGGAAATCTACACAATAATAGATTTACTAATCTAAAAACAGTATGCGCTAACTGCCAGCGCATACTTCACAAAGAAGGAGTTAGGTGGCGGCAGGGAGATCTGCGACCTGATTATTAATAATAGACTCTATCTGTTTGTACAAGTCATCAATAGATCCGTCATTACTCACAGTAAAATCTGTTTTGTAGCCAACCCAAGCAGTTTCACTATCGTGGATCTTTAGTTTTTCCATTTTTGCCACACTCAATGCCCACGATGTATTCGCAACAGGGCCTCGGTTTACACTGGCAGCGGCTTCAAACCAAGCAGGATCATCGCCTCGTTTGATACGAACAACAATGCCACCTGCATCATGAATGGCTTTGATTTCGTTGGGGAAACGCACATCACTGATAACAATGTTGTCAGCAGTTTTACGCATCTTGTTCTCTACACTAGCGATCCAAATATCATCATGGAACCCGTTGCGGCAAACTTCGGTTCCCCAATATTGTAAAACCCAGCGAGGTGTTAATTCAGGCATGTCGAGTCGTTTAGCCCACCAAGGATCCACTTGTTCTCGCCATTCACGGGCTTCTTTTGTGCGGCCTTCTAATAGTGTTCTATCCCAGCCAAATACTGCGGCTACAGCATCTTTAAGTGTGTTGGCAAAACTGTCTCTTCTAAAACCATGCGAATTAACTAAAAAGTCTGCGGCAGTATCTTTGCCAGAACCAATCAAACCCACGAAGCCAATAATCATACAATATCTCCAACGATATTATAAGTTTATAACAACTTTATTACAAGGTCAAGAATTATTTTTAGCCAGTTACCCAAGTTAATGGAGTAGAACCTTCTTTGTAGTTGATTAGGTCTTGTTCTAACTGATCCATTTCAGCTTTGCCCTCGGCCTTAAGTTGCGATCCGTTTAATCCACTGCTACCCTGTGGTCCTGCAATGGCTGGGAATTTTTCACGAGCTTGACCTAACATTACTTTGGCATTAGCTAGGGAGTAGTCTTTTAACCACTGTCCTGCATACATGTCAGCAAACAAGTTAAAATCTGGACGATAGTTGTACATCCAAACTAAAACTTGTTCAGGGGCAAAAGGTCGTTGTGAAACCGTTAAAGTATGATTAGTTTGATTGTAACTGAAGTTAATATCGCTACCAAACATTTTACCCACTTGTTTTTGATACGATGCAAAAGAATAGTATGTAGCTAACCCGCCCATGTTAGTGCTGGCCAGCAAATAGGTATTAGAATATGCTAGGTTGAACGGTTCAAACAAACTTCCACCGTCTCCACCACCAGTGCGTGATCCAATACTACGTCTAAAAAGTTGACGAATACTGATAACTTCTTTAGGCATCACATATTCGTTGGTATCGACTACTAGATCCAAGAATCCAAAACTTTCTTCAACAGCGTTACTACTACGCTGGCGATATTTGGCCAAGGCACGATCGATGGCTTGATTATAATGGATAGGATCTAATTCCACATCGACCATTGATCCTCCAAGAAAGGCATATATATAGTCAACTACGTCTTGGCGGCTTTTTTCAGTTTCGTTCATAATAATATTTAGCATAAATAGGTATATGCCAAGATTGTCACTATACCGTCCGGAAAAGGGCAATGATTTCAAGTTCATAGACCGTGTTGTAAATGAACGCTTTCAAGTGGGCGGAACTGATGTTCTTATTCACAAGTACCTAGGACCAACAAGTCCTAACGCTACTGACGGGGTTACTCCAACTACACCCGATAACAGTACAAATCCTACTCCGGAGTTAGGCATACAAGATGTATTATTCATGGAAAACCGTGATAGAAACTATGAACCAGATGTCTATGTTATTCGCGGTATCTATACCATGCAGGATTTAGATTTTAATTTAAGTCAGTTTGGTATGTTTTTGACCAATGATACAGTTATGATGCATTTTCATTTGCGTGGTCATGTAGATGCATTGGGGCGTAAGATTATGCCAGGGGATGTTATAGAACTTCCTCATCTAAAAGATGAATATGCTATAGACAATAACTTTGTAGCATTAAAAAGATTTTATGTAGTGCAGGATGTTAGTCGTCCTACCAACGGATTCAGTGTCACATGGTACCCTCACCTAGTTCGTGCCAAATGTGTACCGTTGGTCGATAGTCAAGAATTTAATCAAATACTTGGACAAGATAGTGGTAATGGTGATGGTAGTACATTACGAGACATTATGAGTACATACAATCAAAGTATACAAATCAATGATCAAATTGTCGAACAAGCCATGGCAGATTCTCCAGTTGCAGGTTATGATACTTCGGCGTTTTATATTATCCCTACTAGAGAGTCGGGACTTGTTGATTATGCAGATACCAGTGATACATTAGATGATGCCAGCATTGATCAACAAGTATTAGATGCCAGCATGGTATTACATACTCCTAGAAAAAATCTATATGTTGGATATTTGACAGGCAATGGTATGCCTCCTAATGGAGCACCATTCAGCCAAGGTGTTATATTCCCTTACAAGCCAGCACAGGGTGCGTTCTTTTTGAGAACAGATTATCAACCCAACGCTCTTTATAGATACGACGGAACAAACTGGGTATTGTTTGAAAAAAATGTTCAAATGACCATGAACGAGTTTGGACAGCAAGATACAACCTCTGGCAGATTTGCTGGTGCAGCAACTAGACAAACTCAGAAAACTGGATTTATTAACAATACCAATACGGCTACTATTAACGGATCAGTTGTTCAAGAACGCCAGGCATTGAGCAAGGCACTAAAACCAAAAGCGGATAATTAAAAATGTATATCTATAAGTTTATACAGAAAAGGCGAGTAATCGCAAATCAGGAGGGTAAGTAGTGGATTTTTTTATGATGGGCAGATAAGACGATATCTTACACAGTTCATGCGGGCATTTAGTAACTTTGCCTATCAGGACGGCACAGGTACCTTGCATCAGGTTCCCGTTATCTATGGTGATCCTAATCGCCAAGCAGCACAGATGTTGAAGAAAAACTCCGAAAATACAATACCTTCGGCACCTTTCATTGCCTGCTATATCAAGGGTTTAGAATACGATCAAACAAGACTACAAGATCCTACATTTGTTAGCAAGTTACAAATACGAGATAGGGCGGTAGATCCTGTTACGGGCCAGCTATTAAATACACAAGGCAGTGGATACACAGTCGAACGCATTATGCCCTGTCCCTACAAACTAACACTGGCAGCAGATATATGGGCAACAAACACCGAACAAAAACTGCAAATCCTTGAACAGATTACTGTATTGTTTAATCCTAGTCTTGAAATACAAACCACAGATAACTATGTTGATTGGACTAGTTTAACTGTTTTACAACTACAGCAATCAGTTTGGTCTAACAGACAAATACCTCAGGGTACAAATCAAGATATCGATATTGCCAACTTGACTTTTGTCACTCCTATATGGATCACTCCTCCTGCCAAGGTTAAAAAACTAGGTATCATTACCAAGATTATCAGTAACATATTTGCCGATGCCCCGGGCACTATTGCAGATAACTACAACAATCTAGATGCTGTATACCCTACACTGGGCAATCAAGTAGGCACAGTAGTTACCACACCGGGTAACTTTGAACTTTTGGTATTAGATGGCGTTGCAACATTGTTAGTTAATGAAGAATCTATAGCAGCATCAGGTGGTAATGTGGGTCGTGGTGCTAGTTGGTATTCTTTACTCGACTTGTATCCTGGGCAGTTTACCGCTAATCTAAGTCAAATAAGACTAACAACACCTGCTGGCAATCAAATCGTGGCCTATATAAGTCTGAATCCCAACGACGATACACAAATGATACTGTCTTATGACATGGATACTAAGCCTAGCAATACCA